GATAGTGGAGCCAGAAGCAGAAGCCGTGCCGAAGGAAGCAAGGTTGGCCTGAGGAGTCCCCGAGGCCGTAGCCGAGGATTGAGCAACAGGGTGGGAAGAAATTTTAGTCATGCCGCCGCCGAGATACTCAGGGCGTTGCAGACGGGCGTCAGGAGAAACGACGCCGTAATGGTTAAGAAGGATTTCAGTGAACCGCGTACCGCCGCGGGCATCGAGCTCGAGGATAGACTGCACCTGAAAGGCCTGGCGGAGAGCGTTGATAGTAGCGGCAGTAGCGTTGTTTAGATCCGCTTGCAACCCAGTATTATTGCCCCAGGTGGCCGAAAAGGTACCGGAACCGCCAACATTGGCCCCGAACTGAAGTTGGTTAGAACCTCCAGTACCCTGGAGAGAAAGTGAGGAACCGTTAACCTGCATATTAGGAACAGTAGAATTGGTGATGACAGGAGCAGTAGTGCCAAGAGGAAGCGTAACAGCCGGACCCTTTTGAGGCCAGGGCAGACACGAGGTAAAGTAGTCCTGTTTTTTACAAGTATTCTGAAGAACGTAGTCAGCCGGAGAGTCAGGGCCATCATCGACCGGAACATCAAGGGAGTTGAGAAGGTTCTGGTCACGGAACCACTCGTTCCAGACGAGGTTATAAGCGCGAAGCGGCATAGCGTTGACAGAGAGCGGAGAAGGCGTAGCCGTGGGAATACCCATCTGGTCATAGATAGATCCGTTCGCAGCAGTAAGAGTTGTAATTTGCGGCACGACGTAGTCGGTAGAGTCGCCAGGATTATCCTGGGCGCCGCAGAATTTTTCCCAATTTTGCCAGACAAGACGGTTAGGGATAAAGAAGAAGAAGAAGTCGATGTAGGCATTGTCCATAAGAGGAACGATCTGAGTGGTGAGTCGAGCGAACATGTTGACAGAGACGTTGCAGGTATCACCGGGAACGATCTCATCAACGAAGATAGGAACGAGAGTATCGAAGTTGAAAGTGGTCTTCATTGCAAAAGACCGATCGAAGGAAGAACGCGCCTGATTTACAGACGGAATTTGCGCGAAGCTGTGTTGAGAGTGGCGGTTGCCGATAGCCATGTAAACTCCTATAGTTTAAGCTGTTTCATTAGTTGTTCGAACTTAGAGACAAGTATTATGTTTCGCCGCTGGTTTCTGGTGAGCTGCTCAGGGAGGCCCTTACAGAGGGCCGAGCGACGATGGCGATTTGCGATATGTTCGGAAGCTTCCTTTTCCGCACGCGCGTAAGCGCGTTCGATTTTTTCGTATTTTCTTGTAACATAAGAAGGCCAAGAGTCAGGACAGTTTTTGAGAAGCCATCGCTCATAGTAGCGAGGGACTCCAACAGTGACGATGCCGTTGGAGGTTTCGATTCGACATTCGGCATGGTGAACGACAGTTGGCCAGTATTTTTCAAGCCATTTTTTTCCTATGGCGTGTTTGGACGAGTTTTTTGAGACAGGGTGATAACCATGTTCGGAATCTTTGCCATGGCATAGCTTTTTAGCTGCGTAACGCGCGACGTACCCAGCGGATTCAAATGTGACGGAACCGATTTCAGAAAGGCCTTGCGGCCAGAGTTCGTTGAGAGTTCCAGATGTAAATAGGCGATCTCCTCTTTCGTTAGTCCGGAGAGGTTTAAGATCAGGGAAGTCGTAGTTGAATAGTATCGCGTGCCAATGAGGGCGCTTATTGATTTCACCGTATTCTCCAGTTACGAAGACCCCAATAGGGTCAGCTTGTTTATGGCGTAGCTTTTTTACGAACTTTTGGAAGTCAGAGTAGAGTAATAGCGGGCTTTTTAGATGTTCATCGCCGTAAGTTAGAGTGATGAACGAATTTTTTGGGTGCATTTGAGCTTCATGAGTGCACCGAACTGCTTTTTCATGGCCGCGATCGAGGCGGCAAGCGAGGCATTGGCCGCAGGGAATAGTAACGGGCGCGAGTTGCTTATCGCGCATTTTTGGAGTAAATTGGAGACGGCCACCGCCTGGTGGAAACCAGGCTTGGCGAGGATCTGTGCAGGGCATTGCATGGGTCCTTTTTTATTTGTACAGCCTACGGCTGTTTGCTCACCGGCGAAGCCGGTCGAGCCATTTTTAGAGACGTATTCCGCCACGCTGGGCACGAGGATTAAGGGTATTCATACGGTGGACGCCAGTATTTTTGCGGAACGACCTACGTGAAGCGTTACCAGACATTCGTTTGCGTCTCACCGAAACCTCCTTTAGGGGACCCTTTTCTCAAAACCCTACGGAGGTTTTATGGTTAAGACAATTAAATTTATTGAGTGTACATGCTGCGGGAAGTCGTTCGCGGTACTGGCGTGGACCGATGAAGAATGCCCGATTTGTGAAGATTGCCTTGAAGCGGAGGCGGACAAAGACGTCTCTGATTATTATTTTGACACCTAGCGAGGTGTCAGTGGGCATAGTTACAACAAGTGCACGAACTATGCCCACTCGAGAATTTGCCTAAGAATTAAGCGGAGCTTTAGGTTCTTCGGTGTAGGCCGGGCGCGTCATAGCGGGCGCGCCTTGGGGCCGAAGATTTATCAGTTTTACCAGATGCTGGGGAGTTCCCAGCGGAGCGATTTTACCGCTTAGCGCGTCATAGTCGCCTAGATAGTAGAGATCGAAGTCCTCAGGGTATTGAGCCATGAGGGCTTCGGGGTTTTTCATCATGATGAGCATTTCTCGTTCGGCTTCGCCGTGCGAGTGATGCATACGAGGGTTGGAATAGAATCCACCTTTAGAGTCGCGGACAGCGAACATTTTGAGGATCATAGAGACCTTTCAGTGGTGCAGCGTTGCACCGGACGATGCCACGGCATGATTGCCGAGGCGTTTGTTTTAAGACTGTTTTGCGGCGATTAGCACCGCGTTAGAGCGAGAGGGAGGCCTTCGGCCTACCCCTCTCGCGCTCTCCCTCCGTAAGACTGCGCTGCGCTTGTCTGCGCCCGAAGGGCGACGCATTTGCCATTGGCGAGGAGGTCCAGGGACCTCTAATCGGAGGCAGTAGCAGAGCTAGGTTTATCGACCTTTGCCGGGGCAGTCTTTTTGCCTTTTGTCGTTGAATCGTCATTTGGCGTTTGGACTGCCGGGGGCTCAGGTCTTTTATTTACCAAGCCGAGCTTGAGAGCCTCCTCATAATTGTTTGGATCCTGAATGAACGTTAGAAGAGTTGCAGGATCATTGCCGAAGCGAGTTCGGATTGAGGAAGGAAGAAGATTGAATGCTTCGTTAGCGTACATAACCTGATGAAGCATATCTTGATAGTTAGTAATATTAGTAAGGTCAGCGTACTGACCTTGTTTAGAAGTGGCGTGAGTAAACACGCCAGTAGTTTGGTATTTTTTAAGGATCATGTTCACATCACATGAATCCTTAAACTGAGGATCAGTTTTAGTAGGCTCGTGATTAAGGGTGTAAACACGGACACGACCATTGGGACGGAGCTCAGACATTTTCATATAGAACCTTTCTGTTTAGTTGGGTCCGAAGGAGCCGGCCGACGGGTCGCCGACTCCTAACGGGGTTGAAGGAGTTTGCATAGCTTTAATCTGATCTTCGGCGTCCTGGTTGGACTGCCGAGAATCGATTATCTCTTTAAACTGAGAAGCGGCGTTACTCATAGATTCCTTGAATTTGCCGTACATGGCGCCAAGGTCGCCAAATACGGAAGATTCAAGGTCACCACGTTGTAACGCCTGTTGAGAGAGGCCAGTATCGGCCTGGATCTTTTGCGTAGTAGCATTTGCTTGCGCAGTTTGTGCTCCAGCTTGCGCTATCGCCGCCTTCGTCTGCGCAAGAGAGGCGCCGGTTTTTAGAGCGTCAGAGATCTCGGAAGCAACGCCGCCGAGAGAAGACAGGGGAGAACTATACTTGGGCATATTGAGCTGGGGATTAACCGCAGAAGCCGAAGCGCCGCCTCCAGAGGCGCCGGAAGGAGTAGAAGCCCCTTGGCCGCCAGCGGCCATCATGGGGTTAAGGCCAGCCGCCTTCATATCGGCGACCTGGCGCTGCTGGGCAGTGTTGGACATTTGGGTCTGGTAAGCCTCCTGAGCAGAGACCTGCTGGGCCTGAAAGTCGCGATCTTTCTGAGCCTGGTCAGCGTTAAAGCTATCAGCCTGCTGAGCCAGGTAAATCTGATCGGAGTTAGTTTGGCCAGCGATCTCGGCATTAGTCTGGTTGGTGTCCTGCTGGCCCATGTAGCCAGCGATAGACGAACCAAACGTAGTAACAGCGCCGAGACCGAGACCGGGAACCGAAGCGGCGAGATCGGGAGCGATCGAGTCCAACAGACCCATTAGAACCGACCCAAAGTGACAGGGACAGAGTAAGTGAGCATTGGACGGGCGTGAGTATACCTGAAGAAGAAGTCAGCGATCATATTGGGAGCGTCTTCGACCGCGATGTTACGAGCGATGGGAGTAGCGTTCTGAATGAAGGTGCCATTAAGAGCAGGGAGAGACCCGAATTCTTCGCCCAGGTGCCAGAAGTCGAGGGGCTGAGCGAAGTTGGAACGAAACTCACCATGGATCTCAGAGGGCTTGTAGCGGTACTCAGCGTAACGCTCTTGATAGCCAAAGACCTCGGAGTCCGTAGAAGTGCCAGTAGCGTAGATCTCCTCGTTAAGCACGGCTTGTTCACCGAGCTCTTGGAGTTTAGGCCAGAAGAAGTCGAAGCGGGTGCTACGAGTCCAGAGCTTATTTAAGCCTTGCTGGTAGGTGATATCACCACGAGCACGCATGAGACCGAGGACGTAGCCGTGTTCGACGAAGGACTTGGAGAACCCGATAGTGGAGCCAGAAGCAGAAGCCGTGCCGAAGGAAGCAAGGTTGGCCTGAGGAGTCCCCGAGGCCGTAGCCGAGGATTGAGCAACAGGGTGGGAAGAAATTTTAGTCATGCCGCC